GATGGTATATTGAGAATTCTCTCACAACTATTAACAAGCCCGATCCAGTAGGTGAAACAAATCGCCGACTCTGGAATTCCGGTACAGAATCGGACAAGGAGATTGCCCGCAGACAGAAACGGAAACTGTCTTACTACACTAACATCTATGTGGTGTCAGATCCAAAACATCCTGAACATGAAGGGAAAGTTTTCCTGTATAAGTTTGGGAAGAAAATCTTCGATAAGGTTATGGAAGCCATGCAACCTCAGTTTCAAGATGAGAATGCAATCAATCCATTCGATCTTTGGAAGGGTGCGAACTTCAAGTTGAAGATTCGTAAGGTTGATGGTTTCTGGAATTACGATAAGTCTGAGTTTGATGCCCCAACTCAACTTATGGATGATGAGTCCACGTTGGAAACGGTTTACAATTCAGAGCATGGATTGAAACAGTTCCACGAGAATTCCAACTTCAAGACTTATGATGAGTTGAAGGAGAAAATGGAACGTGTACTTGGTGCAGCACGGGATAATCGAACTGCTGAGCAGGTTGCTCAGGACGTAGAGGATTCCTTTGGGTCACAGGAAGATAATTCAAAACCTCCATTTGACGGTGGTACACCAAATGTGAAGAGTACTCCATCAGATACGATGAAGTACTTTGAGAATTTGGCTACTGCTTAACCAAAACCTAGTGCTTTTCTCTGGGGGTCAAAGGATTTCACCCCCATTACCACGCTAGTATCGGATCGCGGGGCATTTACTGTAATATTTGAACTTATTCCATTAGCTGCCTCCCCTCCCGCCATTCGTTCTAGCATTCCAAGACTATAATTTTTTGGAAGTGGGATTACAGCTTCTGGCCCGTGAAGGGTTGCGGAAACTTCTTTACCGGCTGGGACTAATCCGCCTTTGCCCAGTTGAGCATTTGCATATTCAGCCAAAATTGCTTTGAATTTTTTTCTGTGCTTACCTTCTAAATTTCCTATATCTTCTTTTTCTACGTTTGCCAACTTTGCCAGTATGTCTGATCGTGCTTGAGTACCCGCAACAGTATCATCAATCAATGCTCTTATCTTATCCTCATCTATTGAATTGAATCCATGATCGTCAATCATCATTCCTTTTTTAAACATCTCAGCTGCTAATCTTTCCCCTTTGCTATCAGAGAAGAAATCATATAACCAAGCTGGCATCATCGTTTTTGCCAGCGCATCAAAATCTATTTGAAATAGACTTTCAAGCCATTTAAACAATGGATCAAGAAGGTTATCAAATACAAAACTACCTATTGCAAAATCCTTTGGTAGTTTAGCCTCGGATTCTTTAAATCCAAAAATACCCTTAAAGAAACCCCAAATAGTATCTATTAATTTAACAATAAGAGTATGGGGTAAAAATAGAACATTCAGAAGTGATTTAACCGTTGCTGGCCCATTAGAGAAATCAAATAATCCTTTGAACCAATCCCAAATGTCTGATAAGAATCCTCCAATTTTTCCTAGTAGAGATTTATCTCCCCCTCCTTTAGAATCTTCCTCACTGAATAAACTGTTCCAAAGCTTGGATAATCCTGCTGTAACATCTGGGAATAATGTTAAAAACCAATCCCAAAAAGGTTTCAGCGCATTATCATAAATCCAAGTACCTATATTTGTAAACCCCTTCCATACTTGCTTTAATGCCGCTGCAACATCTGGAAACATACCCTCAAACCAAGTCCAAAAAGGTAGCAACGCATTAGTATAAATCCAAGTACCTATATTTTTAAACCCTTTCCAAAGGTTTTCTAATGATGCTGCAACACTTGGAAACATCTCTTTAAACCAAGTCCAAAAAGGTAGCAACGCATTATCATAAATCCAAGTACCTATATTTGAAAAGAAATTCCACGCATCAGTTAAAGCTTGCTTTGGATTTGTAAACAAGTTTTTAATCCATGTCCAAAGAGGGTTTAATATTGTATCAAAAATCCATGTACCAAAACTCTTGAAGAATTCCCATGCTTCACTAAGTGCTTTTGAAGGATCTGTAAATAGAGTACCTAACCATGTTGTAAATGGTTCTAATACTTCAGTATATATCCATTTTCCTATAGGCGAATCCATGAATTCGGCCCATTTTGCTTTAATCCATGCTGAGAAATCAGGAAATGTTGTCTCAAACCATGTCCACATTGGTTTTATTGCCTTAGCCCAAATCCATAAACCTATAGATGCATATCCCTTAAATAATTCTGCAAATGCTTCTTTTGGATTTGTGAAGAGTAATTTTACCCAATTCCAAAGAGGTAGGATAGCATTTGTCCATATCCAATCTCCAATACTTTTCACTCCACCAAAGAGTTGGTCCATAGCCAATGATGGATCAGTAAAGAGTAGTTTTATCCAAGTCCAAAGAGGTTCGATTACATTAGTCCATAACCAAGATCCAACACTTGCCACCCCATCCAATATACCACTGAATGATGATTTGGGGTCTTTCCACATATCACTTAACCAAGTCCATAATGGTTTAAGGGCAGTATTCCATAACCATAATCCAACAGAGCCAATAAATCCCCAGTACCCTAATAGAAATTTAGCTATGTTGGGAAATGAGTCTTCAAACCAATCCCACAATGGTTTTATTGCGTTATCCCATAACCAAAATGCAATGTCTTTCGACCCGGATAGTATTCCTGCCCAAAGTTGTGCCAGTGCTGCAGAAGGGTCATCAAATAATAATTTAAGCCAATCCCAAATCTTGACAATAGCATCCCAAACCATTTGGATATATTGTGACCCATCTCCTTGTAACCATTTAAAAAGCCCCCAAAGGAGTGCAAGACCCAATCCTTTTTTTAGGAAACCCATGATGTCTCCAGCAAACTTTGCTACTTTTTTTGCCCCAGCTTTTCCAAAATTAACAACCTCATCCTTCCCAAACTTCATTGCCTTTGCTGTTCTTTGCTGGATAGTTTTAGCCCATTTAAAATGCCCTAATAAACTTTTCCTATCTTTCTCTCCATCTTTCCTACCCTCTTTTTCCTCTTTAATGGTATCGTCCTGTACCTTACCTCTTCCTATATGGAACGCATGAATCGAATTAAACAATGCAGTTAGCCCTAGAATTCCTCCTGCAACTTTTTCTTGTCCTTCTTGAGTAGCTTCAGCCATGTTTCCTGCTTTGTTCTTTTACTTTTTGGTTTTCATTTTTAATATGGTTTGCCAATTTATCAACGAATATATCCCTTTCCCACGGTAACATATTCTCAATTTCAGTTAAACTCCAGTGATGGTGTTGTACCATGTGGAATACAGTATCATAATATGCTTCCAAATTTATGTGAGAAAGGGCTACTAAAAAAAAGAATTCATACCCTCTAAAGTAACAGTAGATTTTACTTTTGTTTTGGGATTTTCCACTTCTATTAGGTGTTTTAATGTGGGCATAGTATTAAAGAAATTCTGAATTTTTTCAAATTGTTCATGATTTAAACTCTCTATAAATGCCAATTTTTCTTTCATTGTATAGTCCATAGCATCATAAGTTTCTTCACCTTCCCACACTTGGTAAAGACAATTAGTAATCATTTCAAATAGAGCTTTGGCATTGTCACCCTTTTTTTTAGGCTTTTCAGTTGAAAATCCAATAGTTCCAATAGTCGGATATGCCATTAAAATACCAACATTATCGTTCAACTGGATTCTTGGGTCATGGGTTTCATCCATCTCAACTTGAACTGTGGTTAAATCTACCTCAATCTCTATTTCTGTTTCATCATCATCGGGGCATTTAACTTTTAATGTTACGACTTCTCCTACTGATTTAGCTCGTATATTTAAGAAAATATACTCTATATCAAATAGGGGCATTTTTTCAAGTTTGAAATCACCACTACAACAACTAGTAATAATTTGTTTAATTGCATCATAAGTTGCTTTATCTGTTCCTGTTTCTTGTGCAATTAATAAAAGTTTTTCTTCCTTTACAAGAAAAGGTCTATATGTAATTTCCTCATCAGTTGAGGGAATAGTGAGCCGGTATTCCGGCGCATTAATTTGTGGTAAAGACATAATATTTTCATTATTATATTGTTAAAATTAACCAAGCAAATTCGACAAGTTACTCATAGGACTTGTCGTAGCTGCTTGACCCAATGCACCTGTAAGTGGTCCAGACAATTCTGGTGGTAAGTCTTCCAAGAATGGGAATCCATCTTTTTCATTTCTGAATTCTCCAATTGAAAGATTAACTTCACTACGGTTACCAACTGAACCCAACTTAAATGGATTCCATTTGGTATATGCCCATGTTACATCAAATGTTCCAATTTGGTCCGTTGCATCATGAGATAAATCTATTGCCCCAACTGTTTGGGGCCAACAGTTAAATACTTTTACTCCATAGGTATTAGCAAATGCTATGGCAGGAACCTTGCCAATCATATTTCTGGGGTCTGGGTCGGCGTCAGGCGGACTTGTTAACTTATCAAAGGCTTTAGTTGAGTCCTTTATCATAGTTGATATGTTGTCGGGAAATGTATCAGGTGTACTTTTCTTTGTGACGGTAGATCCTGCGGCAACTTGCCCCCGTGAAATTGTAGAACGAGTAAAAACATTAAAATTTGATACATATTCGTCATAATAATTAAAATTGCCCGTCATATCATTCCAGATTAATTTTTGCCAAGCATCAAAGAATTTCTTAATAGTCATTGCACCATCACAATAAAATGTAGTAGTAATAGTCCCATATTGAACACTTTGAGGAAAGGGAAAAGATTCCCCATAATGTCTATATAGACCAGTATTGATTGTTAGTTCTGGTATCTGAACCTTACTGCAATACAAGTCTAGTTTACGAACTAATCTAGCCCCACCACCCTCTGGGCCCGTTCCGCCCTCATCTAGTCCAAACTTTTTACTTACAGCAGTCTCGGTTCTGGTCGTTTGAAATGGTTTATAATCAGTTTTTCCAGTAGGTTGAGCGCTGTCAAATAAGGCTTGGATTTCATTTCTTGTAGATTTTTGCATCTTATGAGTTTGCCAGTCTAAACTACCACCTTTTACAGTTCTTCCAGACATACCACCGGGGGAAAAACCAGGCTTCGAGAAGGGAGTACCTGCCTCAAAAGTTGGTTGTTGGATACCCATAGGACATTCAAATTGAATTTTAAAATTACAGGGTCGCATAAACCCTTCTCCCATACCAACAACAGAACGAATTGCATCAATTTCGCCCATTGGTCTAACGGGATTTGGTTTTGGTGGTATGATTCCTATTTTTTCAAGAATGCCTTGGGCCCTTCCTTTAGTGAGTCCAGTACGAATATCAAACTTACCTACTTTTACCCCATCTCTAAATATTGCCATTGTAACCTTAATATTGTGATTTACTCCACTTCCATACTTTTCCTTCGGAAGCTTTTACAAATTTTTGCATAGGTAGTGCTGCCGCATAACTCCAATCATCTGCTGGAATCGTGTAAAAACCCTTACCTCTAACATGACCATACAAATACCTTTTTATGCATGGTATTGCTGGTTTGAATTTTGTTATAATATTATAACTAATTTTCATCCTAAATCTTTTATCCATTAATGAACCAGTCCCATGAGCCTGTAATAATCTCAACATCAGATCTGCTCTTGCATTAGGGGGTAGATAATGAACATTAATTCCGTAAAATCCTCCGGCCACATAATCAAAGGGAAAGACCAACGGCCAAATGTCATACCAAGGTAATTTGTCTTTCCATTTCGGGTCATATTGGTACAAGTAAAATCCGCCAATCTTTGGGATTGAGGGAGTTCCTATATTACCATCATCACTCATGTACTGTTTTCTACCATAAGAACCCGGAGCCGATAGTTTGTGTGCAGCTTTAACGGAATCTTTAAACCATTCTTTTGCTTTTCCAGCACGTGCTTTTATTTGCTTTGTAAATTTTGCTGCTAGTTTTGCTCCCTTTGCTCCTGCTCTTAGTATTGATCCTACCGCCATATTTTTATCCGATTATCAAATAAGTCTCTTAGAATATTTATGTGGTTTTATCTCTCTCTCTGTCCAGATACGCCACATCCAACCCTGTCTCTCACATATAATTTTTGCAGCTTCCCATTTGGCTTGATTAATGCCCCATGTTTTTACTTCACGGAGATATTTATTTCTGGACTTTGATTTTTTAGGGGGAAGCGTTTGTTGTTTTGGTTTA